ACAGAACATTACCCCCTAAAAAGCAGAACATTGCTTATATATCAACGTGTTAGGCACAGAACATTAGGTTAGTCCACGGACTAACATTGGCTCACCGCTCCAGCGGAAACTGGTCTCAAAGTTGTTAGTCCATAGACTAACACGTTAACAGGTAAGCATAGACAGGCGTTACGGTTGTTACTCTGGCTCACCGCTCCCGTGAAAACTGGTTTCATTTAGTCTGTGTGTTCTATTGGTTGGCTCACCGCTACAGCAGAAACTGGCATCAAAAGATGTTAGTCCAAAGACTAACATTGGCAGAAAAAAGACACAAAAAAAGGGAGACCCGAAGGCCTCCCAAGTTTGGTAAGAGATGTTATTCGCTGTCGAGTGGGCAATCGTTAACCCATTCGGTTAGCGCGACCGTATCGCCATCAAACGTCTCGCTAGACTGGATACGTTTTTTCAAATCGGCAATCATTCGCGGGATAGCGACGTTGTCGTCCGTGCGTCCCTTGGATTCGCTATCTGGGTTGAGACGTTTGTGTACCGCCTGTTTGACCTTACTCAAACGTGATCCAACTTGTTGGCGATTGTAGCGTTTAGTTGCCTTGTCTTCATCTGACAACTCTTTAGTAGGCGCGTCCGACAATGTGATTGCCTTGGCACCATATGATGCGAAAATGCCGCGCTCGACCTCTACGCGTATCGGGTTAGGCTCCCCACCTTTTGGCGTTTTATCGAATACCGCCATCGCGTTCTCGCTACCGGCTACGATCTTATCAACAACTAGCGCCAATGTGTTGGCGTTGCGTGTCATACCAGAAGACCATTTTTTCGCTAGGTCGTATAATGTAGGCTCTTGCACTTCTTGTGTTTTATTTCCCATAAGGAAACTCCTTTTTAAAATCGACGCTTGGCGTTATTGCCTCGCCGATGGTTTATAATAAAACATGTTTTCACGTGATTATCAATAGATGTTCTGACAATTTGTTAGTCGCGCGACTAACATTTAAACAGGCATTGGCTCGCCGCGCCCTTGAGAACTGGCATCAACGCACAGATTCATCCGGCAGATTTTCTTTGGCTCACCGCGCCCTCACGAACTGGTATCAAAGGGGAGAGGCCGAAGCCCCTCCCGATTGGTTATGGTGTAGCTACTAGTACAAAGTAGAGCAAAGCTACAAAGCCTAGCGCACATAAGAACTCAGATATACGTTGCATTACTTCCTCGCTTTAAATCTTGTTGATTTGATACGAGCCATTGCTTGCAGGTGACGTTGCAACTCTCGCTCCATCGCCTCTTCCCGCTGATGTCTGAGGCGAACTTCCTTAACGTGTATATCCTCACGTGGTGGCATCGTCGCTGTTATACCGAGCCATGCCATGAACCCAAGTAACAATGCGCTTACTGCAATAAACGCTATCATAAATATATCCATTGTCTTGCCTTTCGTTGTGGGGGAGCCGAAGCTCCCCCGGTTGATTAGATGTTAACTCCGAGGATATCGGATTCGATTGACGCTAGCCCATGCTTGCTGTTTAGTCTGCTACACATTTCTTGCGCACCACTTCTGTCCTCGTAGCGCATAACATAACTAGCGTTTTTCTTTCTCGTGTCGTAGATAATGTAGCACACGTCGCAACCATCGTAGTATCGCCTGATTTTGTAGGGTGCTAATGATTCAGCCATTGTCTTGCCTTTCGTTATCGCAGGACTTGATTGCCCCGTTCGATAATTGTATAAGAACACGTTAACACGTAAATTACAATAGATGTTCTGACACTATTTGCTAGAGTGTGGCACTATTTGGTAGGAATAGGTGGGGGGGTCTTTTTCTAGGGCGAAGTATTTTGGACCCTACCCTACCCCCATGACCCCGTGACAGTTTGGGACTCCGAGTACTACTATATAAATACTATTTCAGACGAAAATTCTGTACTTTTTTAAGTTTTGGTTATTCGGTAGCAGCGTTGTAGTCTTCGTTTTTTATTTCTTCATCAAGAGGAGGGACTATATGTACTTCTCTGGTTTCTACATCTACATAAGCCATACGGACCCCTAATAGTTTCTGAAGGGGAGTAAGTACTCTGTATATTCTGTTTTCTTGACCGCGTTCCGGTACGTATCGTTTAGCATCTTTCTTGGCATCGAAGAGGTATATTTTACCCTTTTCGGTTATTGCTACAACATCTACAGGTCCGACAATCGCTGATGCTGGGTAGACATACATATTAAGGCGCAAAAGATATTCTGCGAGAATTGTTTCACAAATTTGTCCTTCCGTATGCCGTTTATCCATATAGAGAAGACCCCCCTTTGGAGTCCCATACCTCCGGTTGAAATAAAAGATCTTTCTGTTATAATTATATTAACGGTTTGCCTATTAGCTACCTGCGGAAAATTAATGCCATTAGTTATAGAACCAGAATTAGGAGTTCCATTCTCCCCTAACACTCCTTATATAGACCTACGTGAACGTGCTCAGTACGCGTGTAATACGGCTGCAAAACTGGCTGAACACGGTTTAGACGTAGAACCAACTACAGAAGATAAGGATACAGCAGCCAAGTTAGCTTTAGCTTACGCAGATAATCCTGAGAAAGTCTCTAAAAAAGTGACATCCAGAAAAGCGGCTGCTTTAACCCCTGCATCACTTCTTATGACAAATAGTATATTACAGGAGTTTGGACAGTCTGTTGTAGATAACGCTGTACAGATAAGACATCTGGTAACAAACAAGCTCGTACTGGAAGCAGAGAACCCTGACCCACGGGTACGTATCCGTGCATTGGAGTTGTTAGGTAAGATTTCTGATGTCGGTCTTTTTGCAGAAAAGTCAGAAGTTACAATAACGCATCAGTCTACGGAAGATTTAAGGTTAAAGTTACGTTCTAAGTTAGCTAAACTTGTAAACCCTCCAGAGGAAGATACTGATGGTGTTATAATAGACGGCAAAGCTATGGACGTTAATGAAGAACTTGGGTTAGAAGCGACAGAACCGGATGACAACGACGACGCAAAGTAGAGCAGAGGACTTTACGGGGCATGAAGTTCAAATCATGCTGGATAACCTCGACAAATATTCTGCCGAAGAGGTTGCAGAAATAGACAGACTTGTAGATGAGCTGTCTGTTCGGAAATATAACGACAGTGTACGTGAAGATCTTATAGAATTTTGTAAACATATGCAGCCTGATTACAAGGTAGGCAAACATCACCGTATGTTGGCTGATATGTTGATGGGTATAGAGCAGGGGATTAAAGATCGTATCTGTGTTAACATCCCACCTCGTCATGGTAAGTCCCAATTAGTCTCTATTATGTTCCCCGCATGGTATTTAGGGCGGAATCCGGGCAAAAAAGTGATGATGGTGTCCCATACTACCGACTTGGCGGTGGATTTTGGGCGTAAAGTACGTAATTTGATCGCTACAGACGCCTATAAAGCTATTTTTCCGACTGTTTCACTCGCTGTAGACTCTAAATCGGCTGGTAGATGGAATACAAACGCTGGTGGAGAGTATTATGCGTGTGGTATTGGCTCCTCTATCGCTGGTCGAGGTGCTGATTTGTTGCTAATTGATGATCCACACTCAGAACAGGACGTAATTAACGGTAATTTTGAGGTTTTTGAGAAGGCTTACGAATGGTTTACCTACGGTGCTCGTACTCGTCTTATGCCGGGGGGTAGTGTAGCTATAATCCAGACCAGATGGCATATGGATGACCTGACCGGGCGTGTTGTTACAGATATGTCTAAAAACGATAAGGCGGATCAGTACGAAATAGTTGAGTTTCCAGCTATATTGGAAATACCCGATAAAAACAGTTCCGGCTATATACAGAAACCTCTGTGGCCTGATTTTTTTGACTTAGACGCATTACTCCGCACTAAAGCGTCAATGCCTACGTTCCAATGGAACGCTCAATATCAACAAGAACCAACGGCAGAAGAAGCCTCTATTGTAAAACGGGAATGGTGGCAGTCGTGGGGTGAAGATAAAGCGCCTATGTGTGAGTACCTGATAATGTCTTTGGACGCAGCTGCTGAGTCTCATAACCGAGCTGACTTCACAGCACTCACAACATGGGGCGTTTTCTTAAACGAAGAGACTGGCGCGTACAATATTATATTGTTAAATAGTATAAAGAAGCGTATGGAGTTTCCTGAGTTAAAACAGCTAGCTATGGAAGAATACGGAGAATGGGAACCGGATTCGTTTATTGTGGAGAAGAAGAGTTCCGGTACAGCTTTGTATCAGGAAATGCGTAGAATGGGATTACCTGTGCAGGAATATACTCCCCATAGAGGATCGGGAGATAAGATGGCAAGGTTAAATTCTGTTTCCGATATTGTAGCTTCTGGTTTAGTGTGGGTTCCTGCTACACGTTGGGCAGAAGAAGTGGTAGAAGAAATTGCCGGGTTTCCATTTATGAGCCACGATGACTTAGTTGACTCTACCATAATGGCTCTTATGAGATTTAGGCAGGGCGGTTTTATAAGATTGCCTTCTGATGAACCGGAAGAAATACAATATTTTAAACGTCGTGCTGGCGGGTATTATTAGGAATGTATTATGGCTATTGAAAAAACAATGACACCGTTACCCGAAGGAATAGAAGAACCCGAAGGTGAGTTAGAGATAGAAGTTGTTAATCCTGACATGGTTACTCTTGATGATGGTAGTGTTGAGATAACTCTTATCCCCGGCGGAAAAGATGGGGGCGAGAAAGACGTATTTGACAGGAACATAGCCGAAGATTTAGAAGAGGGCGAATTAGCAAATATAGCTGATGAACTTATAGGATTGGTCGATGCTGACATTGATTCTCGCAAGGATTGGGCAGACACCTTCGTTAAAGGACTCGACGTGCTTGGATTTAAGTACGAAGAAAGGACGGATCCGTGGGAAGGCGCGTGTGGTGTTTATTCGACGGTGCTTGCGGAAGCGGCTATCCGCTTTCAAGCGGAGACTATGAGTGAGACTTTTCCTTCTGCTGGTCCTGTAAAAACCAAGATACTCGGAGAAGAAACAAAAGAAAAAGAAGAAGCTGCTGCCCGTGTAAAAGCAGACATGAACTATGAACTTACTGAGCGTATGATTGAGTATCGTCCCGAACACGAACGACTCTTATATAGTCTCGGGCTTTCAGGATCTGCCTTTAAAAAAGTTTACTATGATCCAAATATAGATCGCCAGACAGCTATCTACATTCCAGCAGAAGATGTTATCGTGCCTTATGGCGCGTCTCATATAGAAAGTGCAGAACGTGTTACGCATATAATGCGTAAAACAAAGAATTACCTGAAAAAACTTCAGGCTAACGAGTTTTATAGAGACATAGAGTTACAAGAACCACAACCGTTTCATACTGATATAGAAGAACGTAAAGCCGAAGAGGGTGGTTATTCTATAACTGATGATGATCGGTATGCAATTTATGAAATACATGCTGACCTAATCATTGATGGTATTGATGATTCTGAAGATGAAATAGCAAAACCTTACGTAGTTACTATAGA